TGATAGCTCGCATACGTTTTACAAATTCATCCAAAACCCTGTGCCCTGTGTCGAGATCTCCTTTTCCGACGTTCATGACCTGCTCAGGCGAAAGGACATATTCGCCACCAGCAGCAATAATTGGAACGGTAGCTGCGCCGCCACCTGCCTTACCCGGCAGCGGCTCATTGTAGGGGCCACCCTCAGCGCCATAAGGCTCCTTGTCGCCCGAATAAGGAGTGCCGCCAAAGATCAGGCGCATGTGCCGGAAGCCGGCCATGGTATTGCCTTCGCCCATGGCGCTGATGATGTCAGCCGGGATCACATAAGATCCGCTAGGGACGTTCATTGGCAGGTGGTCCGTGCGGCCAGCAACGGCGCTGTGGATCGGCCCTACATGGACTTTAGTCGTTACTTGACCGCCTGAAGCGCGTGCAATCCGACCGCCATAACGCTTTTGAGTCCCGGGGACCACAGAGCCATTATGAAAGGCGTCTTCAAAATTGTTGCGTGAAGTGCGGCCTTCTTCGCCAGTCATTTGCCGCCGGAAGGCGTGGATAGCATCCTTATCCAGATGGCGCGCACGATCTTCGCCGTGCCCAAAAATATGGACGGGGACATGCTGATCGCCATTTACCTTTTGGGCCGCAAGCATCCGGTGACGGCCTTCGTGGCCCTTCACGCGGCCTGTCTCAAAGTCCACGTTTAGGAAAGGAGACCCAATGGCTTTGCCTTGTTTAATCGAATTTGTGATGTGATCGACGCTGTCCTTTTTGGGCTCGTCAAGGCCCTTGGCAAGCTCCAAAAACTTTGACGGACGCATCATGGCAGTGAAGCCGCGATAGTTTACGTTCTCATTTAGCGGAACCTGACCAATGCCGTTCCGCTGATCAAACCTAACATTTCCGACGCGAGATTGTGTCTCAGTATTGCTGGGAGACGGCGCGTCATCAACCTGCCCGCCAGATGCCCGCACAAGGCGACCGCCATGGCGTTTTACAGCCCGCAGGCCGCCCATGGGTTCAAAGCCTTCGTGATGCTCCGGCATGCCGAAAATGCGCGTGCGCTCCCAATCGCCTTCGTCTTCGCCTTCAGGATTTCCACGCACGACATTATAGCCGTATTTGCCATTCTTGTCGGCCCAGTGACCCTCAACCTTAAAAGGCGGAAGACCATTTTTGCGGCTATGCGGAGTGGTAAAGCGCGTGCCAACTTCAAAAGGTAGCAAGCCCTGCTCACGGATATCCTTAACGCGCCCCATCGCCTCAGAGGCGCGGCTTCTAATGTCACCCATAAGATCTTTGTGAAAATTACGAAGATTGCGAGACTCGCGCGCATCAGAAATGCTTGAGACGTTCATGCCAAGGCGCTTAGCGGCGCCAATATCGTCCTCATTCCGACCGCCTGAAGCACGGACCTTGCGCGCAGTTGAAAGGGCGGCGGCAATAGCCTGATCGCGGGGATGTCCAGCCTTGATCATTTCGCTAATATTAGCGCTAATCGTGGCCTGCGATTTACCCTTTTTCAGCGGCATATAACCCTCACGAATAGCTGATCGTCACAGACTGCCCCGTTCCCGGAGCCACAACAAGGCCAATTCCCACAGGCATATTCACAAAAGTGATGCCTACGGTATTTGGAATAACATAAATTGGATTGCTTGTCGAAGACGCTGCATTTGTGTCGTAAATTCGACCAGTAGCACTCCCCGCAACCGTCACCGACACCATAGCCACACGCGACGCGCCAAGCTTAACCAAGGTCGCAGATGTCAGGCTTCCGCTATTTTGGACACCCTGAACATTTAAATACGTCTGGCTGACATTGCTGATCGCCGTGACGACGTTTTTGGCTGTTGTGAGAATATCGGAAAGCGAAGCCATTAGAACTTCCCATCAGGTTGCAGGCGATAGCGGATATTACCGATACGCCAGAAAGAGCCGACATCATTGCTCGAGAGGCCAATCGACACAAGGCGACCACGGAAGCGCGGAGAAATATATGTCGTGGCCTGCGTCACCGGATACGGGCCGTATGTTCTAGGCGTTTGGCCCGGATAATCCGTGACGTAAAAGGTCATGTTTATGGTCGCGTTCTGCGTGCCGGCATAATAGCCCCATTTCATGTCAGGCCAAACCTGATCGACATAAGTCAGCACATCCGCCTCAGACAGCGCGAAATAACCCGTCTGGAGAGACGAATTCATGGGTGCGCCGTCAGCGTCCGTCGACGTTTCGTGCTGGTAAAGATAGTTAGACGTAGGATCTGCGCCGATAGGCGGACCCAGAACTGACTGATCGATCCACGCAGATCGGCCAAGGGTGCCAAAGTCCCACGTCTTCAGCAGGACGTTATATTTGGCATAGGCATTAACCTCGCCGCCACTGCTCAGGGTCGGATAATACCATGTGATCTCGCCAAAGCGCGAATTAACGGCAACGCGGATGCGTTGGACGTTAGTGGTGTCGAGATCTTGGAAGATCACATCCCAGATCGGGCACGCGACAGGCTGCACACCGGCATCGGTCAGGGAGAAGAACTGCGACGGCCCCATCCAATAAACCACGCCATTGATGGAAGCCGCAGCCTTGCGCCCGATCAGGCCACAGCCAGAGCCGATTTCGTTGAATGAATAGACGAACGGCTGCCCGATATACTGCATCGCCCAGACGCCAATATCCGTCCAGACGATGGCCTGCTGCGGCCCCTGAATGCAGCCCACGATGCGTGACCCCTTAGGCAAGCGGTAGGAGCCCGCTTGGTTAATGGTGGTCGCAATCCAGTCGTCATAATTATTAACGTCGCACCAGCGGATCAGAAGCGGGTCTTGGACGCCATTAAAGGTCGACCCCCATGCGATGATCTGGCGCTGAGGCATTGCCACAAAAAAGCCATCATTGACGGTCGGGCCGTTAGAAATAACAGTCGCCGTTGGGTTCCCGCTGTTAGCGCCCCACTGATAGATCGGCTGGAACTGCGGCGAATAAGAATTAACTGGCGACGCCAGCAGCACGTCGCCCCAGTTATCAAGGCTCCAGTCAATGGCAGAAAGGGCCGTGCCGGTGCTGGGCGTGACAGACGTGCCCGTGCCGTAGCCCCCGCCCCCATAAGTTCCGACGCCATAGCCTGTGCCGGTCGAGATCGACCCGAAGCCGTAGCTATAGATGTAATGGGCTTCGTTGCCGTTTAGATAGCCTGTGGTGGTCGAACTAGGAGTGTTTGTGGCGTTGATCGTGAAAGCGCTGGTGCTGGTGACGCTGGTAATCGTGTAATTGCCGTAGAAGGTCGCGCCGCCAACAGTCGTGGAATTGAGAACCGGGAAGGTATCGCCAACGGCGTAACCGTGATTAGGCAGCGTGACGGTGACCTGCGCTTGACCGGCAGTCGTCGAAAACAGCGGCAAGACAGGCGTTGTCGATGTGGACGTTGCCGCCAGCGGGTTACCAATCGCGTTAATTGCCTGAATGGTATATGTCGTGGCCCCGACATATCCGTCCGGATCGCACTCATACATCCCGAAAAGAATAAGGCCGCCAATCGAGATCTGCGTCGTGATGAAGACGGAAACGTAGTTTGTGATGCCGGTGACGGTCGTGTCCGTGATCGTCACAATGCTGCTGCCAGAGGTGGTGGAGACAGCAGCCGCAATGTCATTATCAGTCAGGCGCGGCGTGATGTCCTTTAAGGCGCCATTCGTAATAACCCCAAGCTGCGCAGTGGTGACGATATTCTGCGTGCCATAGGCAAGGTGAGACACAGACTGCGTGTCTTCCCATGCCCACAAAGCGCGAACCACAGCCGGAAGCGTGTTGGGGTAATATTTAGTCCAGCCGCCAAGCTTCTGGACCAGAGCGCCCTGCCTGCGGTCATAAATAAAGCGGATCAGGTTGCCAGTCGAAATGCCGGCCTCGTTCAAGGCTGGCGTCTCGTTCTGGTCGACGCCGGGTAATAGCTTCAAACTGGCGTGAGGCATGCGGTTTACCTTGACGGGCTTGCCGCCACTGCGGGCGACATTGAGGACCAAGCAGCAGCAGTGAACTTTTTGCGGGCCTCTTCGATCCCGGCGCCCCTCAGAAGGTTCTGATACTGGGCTTCATAGGTCGGCCCCATCGCCGGGTCATTAGACGCAGCGCCAAAGTTGCGCTGATACTGCGCAATGTAAATCATGCTGGCCTGAACCAGCAGATCCGGCAGGTAAGTGCTGATAAACGTCGTGCCCGTGTTGGCCAGAGCCTGCGTCGCGTTCTGGTAAAGCGTCGGCAGGCGGATGGTGCCCGTCACGTTCACCGTGTAATTGTCGTCAGGATAGGGGCCGACGATGATGTTGTTATAATTATTTCCGCCAGTCGCGATGTCGCCGCCATACATGGCATAATATTTCGGCCTCTCTGTCGTGCCCGACGAACCGCAAACATTTTGCAGAAAGTCCTTTGTCACCGGCAGAAGGGGATAAAGCACCCCGCCATAATTAAGCACGACGGTCTGGATCGTGACGAAATCTTCAACGTCAATCTGGAGGCTATTGTTCCCGTCGGTGAGCAAATATGTGCGCTCACCCTGTGACGGAAGCAGGTCCAAATCCCTCTGGATGCGCAGTTCTGCGTAATTCAGCATCTGCGGAATGATGGCATTAAATGCCGCGTCAACGCCCTCGACGACGCCACTTACGGTCTGAGTATCAAGCACGGCCATGGTCGCAATCTGCGTAACGTAGCCGTTATAAGTAAGAGGTGTTGTCTGGGGCGCTGTCATGGCATTCTGGCTCGCCTTGTATCCGTTGCGGCGTTTCTAGCAAGAAATCGAACAAGAAGCCAGATGTGACTTAATCCTCTTCTCCAATGAAGAATTTAAGGTTCTGCTGAAGCC